AATCGTTCCTGTCAACAAAGAGTTCCTTTAGAGAATTTACTTCATTGGTATTCTTGTAGAAGGTATCGTGGTTACCGACAATACAATGTACGTGAATCTTCTTCTCGTCAAACTTCTGAAAGAATCGTTTCCTGACTTCGTGTAGTGTATTGAAGTTGACGTACTTGCGACGATCCATCAGATCACCGAGATGAAGAACCTGATCGATATTGTTTTCTTCGCAATATGGAAAGAACTGATCCTCGAAAAACTCTAAGAAATGATCCAGAAAAATAGAGGAGTCGTTTCTTGCACCAAAGTGCGTATCATTAATGATAGCTACTTTCATTCAAATAGTTTTCCGTCTGATTCTTTCTTTGATTTCTTTTTGGGCTGCATTCTCTTTACGTCCTCATCGGAAAGATTGAAATGTTCTTTCATGGCATCTTTCATTGAATCTCGGTCAAAATAATTCTCTTTGTACCATGTACTCATCGTACCATCGTCTTTCATTTCAGCTAGTTTAAACTTTATGAAATTCTGCTTCTTCTCTTTCTCTATTCTTCGGAGAAAGGCATAGTAAATTATCTGTGTAAAATATGAGAACGGATTCTTTGACTTCTCTGGATTGAAGTTATGTGCATACATTATGCAATTCTCAATCGAGTCGTTGATCATCTCATCCTTGTACGGATAGTTTGTAAAGTTTGGTTTCTGTGCCAAGTGTTCTGCAATGTCTATAAAGCATTTACCAATATAGTTTGATATTGGTGCCTTAGGCTCTCCTGCATTCTCAGCTTCAATGAGAGCCTTTTTCCATTCACACATGTGCTTGAAAAATTCTTTGTTATCAATATAGTGGTTCTTTTTACCCATGTAATCTTCTTTCTTCACATAATATACACTCATAAAAATTATTTACAAGTTTTTTATTGACAAATTCTGTACACCCTTTACAATCCCCTGTGTAAGGGGTGAAAAGGAATACTCTAGAGTTACTTAAAGAGATTCATCTCCATACTCATCTGACAGTGGATCTGGGTTCCAGTCAGTCCAGCGATTACCATAATCTGGATCAGTTTTTTCTTCTCCCGTATATTTGTGATCATTGATTTCCTCGTAGAAATCGCCGATGTCATCTTCGGGATAGTCGAAATCATCCAGCTCATCCAAATCTAGATAACCCTCCTCGATAAGGTTCTTTATGAAATCAGGAGGGAGCATCATACTCATGAAAATTGAATTCTTTGACTGACCGGGTGGCAGAGGAAAAGGAGGTTCCATAGGGTGAGGTAGTTTAGTGTTCTTTTCAGTCTCATCGATTTGGTCTTCTAGCTTTTGAAGATCTTCTAGAATCTTTTCCAAGGGACTATTTTGATTTAGATCCTTTGGAGATTTCTTAAAATCTCTGGATGATTTATTTTTCATTTCTGCATCATACAACTTAGCAACATCGTCAGAAGGTGAATTCCATGTAACTATAAAATTCTCTGGAATCTTTACAGTGTCTTTTTTAATGTTTATAAGCCAGTCTTTCAGGAAAGTTATTTCCTGAGTCTGACCAAGAGGGGTGCTTCTAAGTTGTGTGGCAAAAACCATGGGATTTTCGAGAATAATCTTCTCTCCTTTTTTCCCTTTTATCTTGGCGATGATCTCTTCACCACTCTGTAATTTAAGAACACGGTAGGACGAACTCATATTGTCTCCTTAGATTTTCATTGAAATTAGCTTATAATCAAAATGTTCCTTAGTATATATTTTGATTCTAGCATCAAGATGTCGCATAGTATGATTTCTGTACTTTTTATGAGATAAATTATCTGCTAGGTCATAGAGCTTCATACTATCCTTGCTCTCAGAGCGTCTCAGACCTCTTCCTATGGACTGTAAGACACGAATGACGGATTTGGACGGGGATGTGAAAATAATATTGTGAATGTTTTTGATATTGATTCCTGTAGAGCACGTACCGTATGAGGCGACCAGAATAGCGTCTTTTTCCTTATCCACAATCTGTCTGATTTCCTCTCTCTGCTCGACATCTGTACCACCGTAAATCATGAACACCTTCTTATCTGGACACATCTCACTGATAAGATTATATAATGGCTTGCCGTGTAAATCAACATAGTTGAATAGTATGAGAGTGTTACCTTTTACAGACTTTGCGAGTTTGGATATGAACTTATTCCTTCCCTCATGACCAACTATCCATTTTAGTTCGTCGATATACTTTGCTCTTTTGATCTCTTCGATTTCTTCTGGCTTATATTCTAGGACGAGACAGTCAATTGAAAGATTTGAAAGGACTTCCTTTTCCATCAGGTTCTTTGTGGTGGTCACTTTTTGAACTCTACCAAACAGACCTTCGATCACCAGTTTGTGGACCTGTGTTCCGTCTAATGTACCCGTGGTGCCGATGCGGAACTCTGCGTTTACCATCTTGGACATGAGAGACGTGAGTGACTTTGCCTTGAACAGATGACACTCATCACCGACTACCATCTTATACTGCTCGAAGTATTCTGGGGGCATCTTGTAGATGCTCTGCCAAGTGGATATCACGACCTGCTTCGGTGTGGTCTTGTCCTGACCGGAGAAGATCGTGTGACAGTTCTTTTCGACTTTCCATTCCTTACCGGCATAGTCACGGAAGTCGTTATACATCTGAGAGACTAGACCAGTAGTTGGAACCACGATTAGAATCTTTTCGTCCTCTTGGATCTGCTCTAGACAGTACCGAACCAGACAGTAGATTATCAGAGATTTACCACTTCCTGTGGGAGAGAGAAGTAGAGACCTCTGATTCTTGATGGCGTGCTTTATTGCATCAAGCTGGTAATCATATGGAGTTATCTTCATATTCAGCGATGCTATGAACTGTTCGACTTCATCCGGATCAAGTTCTACGGTGTTATCGAAATCTTGTTCAATTGTGTAGTTCCTGTCTTTCGCAAACTGTATGAGATAGTCCATCAGACCGATATAGAGTCTGCGTGAATACAGATTAAACAGGCGGATCATACCGTCCCATTTTTTATTCTTATATGCTGGGGTGTATTGATAGTTCGGTACTTCGAAGGTGAAGAACTGGTTGAGTTCTTTTGCAATCGAGTCGTCACAATCAATTTTCATATTGACGGAATCTAATTTATGTACATTTATCTGAGTCACACATTATTTATGCCCCCTGTGTGAACTTGATCCAGTCGAGTGCTGCTCTGATATTCCACTGTCGGTTAGAGATCATTTTTACGACACTCTCCAGATAGCTGACAACTTCCTCTTGGAGCGTAATCTTTGCACTCAGCTTGATCATTTCCTCGTCAGATTCAACAAAGCGATCTACTTCGGTCTTGAGGATCACCAGATCAAACGGTTCCCAGCCGAATCTGTCGAGATCTTCCTGTGACATTTTACCTGTGTAGTATAGCCACTTATTGCGTCTCTTGACTTTCTTCTCAGATAGAACATGTTCCAACTTCAGCTTTTCTTTGCTGTGGAGGATTAGGTACTTGTTATGGATTTGTGGGGTTCTGAGTGACTCGGTGTCGAGTTCTGTTTTATCAATCTCTAGGTCTTTATTCACCATCTCATAAAGTTCATTAAGTATCATTCATTCCTCATTCTATTGAATATGAAGTATAAGAAAATGTGGCTGTCGCAATCACAGGTTCTGTGTCCACAACCACTGAGGAGAATTGAATTCCGCTGATCCCAACTGGGAACATGTCTTTGAATACAACTTTCCTTATATCATTATACGATCCATCCATGATTTGTAAAGTGGCGTCTTTGAAAATGTTATTATGTCCATTCCATTCACCCGGAACATCTTCTGCCGTACTACAAGTCCTCATCCAGTTATAAACTTCTAGCCAGTTTTCCATCTTTTCATCTACGAGGAATGAGATTGACATATTCTCATAGAAGTATCTACCAACTGGCGTTCTAATGGGAACACCTAACTGTGCAACAGGTAACTCAAGTGGTGATATTGTCAGTGAGGGTAGGTTTACAGATTGTGCAAAGTACTCAACATTTGGAATTTCTGGGAATTCCAACTTGAAAAAGTTTGTTGCTAGGTAGTTATTTGTTGGTGGTTGTGACATACTAAAGTATTTATAAAAAAACAACGAGGGTCCGAAGACCCTCGCTGCTTATTTTAATTAGAACTCTAAAATCAGTTACCGTGAAGGTTCTTGATTGCGAAGAGACGGTAGTACTGGTTACCACCTGCGGTTGCGTTGAATACGCTACCGGATCCATCGTTACGAGCGAATGGGTTGTTGACCATTCCGTAGCGAGTCTTGAACCCGATCTTGGGCTGGAAGGTGTCTTGACCAACCGCACGCACCATCTGGAGGGGAACGTAGGGGCAGTAGAACAGACCAGCATCATAAGGGCTAGTTCCCTTGTAACCAACACATGCGAAGTCAGTACCTTCAGTGCTTGAGTAGGGATCAATGTAGACTCTCATCTTACCATTGAGAACACCAGCGAAGGTGTTACCAGTGTCATCAACTTCCAACTGGTTGTTGATGGCAGGTGAGATGTTAAGGAAGCCACCCATTGCGAGAGCACTTGCAACATCTGACGAGCAGATGAGGAAGTTACCCTTACCACGGCGAGTTTCCTTAGCGATGGTGTTAGCTTCACGTTCGATCTGGAACATGAGACCACGGAAGCGTTCTGCGCTCCAACGACCATCAGAGTCGGTGTTAAGGTCGTAGAGACCACCAACGTTTCCAGCTTTACCGGAAGCGTTTAGATCAGTCTGCTGCGCACCTAACTGTGCGTTGTAGTAGATGGTACGAACAAGTTCGCGGTTGATTTCAGCGAGAACTTCGGTGCTAAGAATGTTAGCAAGTTCGGTTTCAGCATCAA